CTAAGAAAAAGGCTGTGAAGAAAGCTAAAGATATAGCTACATACGTTCAAGACAGAAAAGAAAACCCTACAGTAGTAAACAAGCCTAAAGGTGGTAAGCCAGGTCCTGGTTACATGGGTTATTCTAAAGGTGGGTTTATTCAACACGACTAAATAAAATACTATGCCAGACAAGAAGAAAAAAGGTAAGTTCAAAAAGAAAGTCAAAAACGTTATTCAGAAAGTTAAGAATAAGTTTAACGAGACTGTGACTAGAGATACTACTAGGCCAGTGGTAAACTCTTTAATAAGAGGATACAAGAAAGGCGGCATGGTTAAGTATGGCGATGGCGGTAGAATACAACATGATTAATAATGATTTAATACAATAATTGTTTGTTGATTTGTTTTAAAGAGAGCCTAGTAGTGTGGGCTCTCTTTTTTTTTATTACCTTTACAACATGAACACTATGGAAAAGCAAAAAAGCAAATACGGAATTGTTGAAATTATGCCTAATGGAAATATCTTTGGGTATGTCAATGTATCTAAATGCACTGCAGAAAGAGAACTTGAAGTGATGCATGATTATATTGATATGGGTTACTTACCTATAGAAAGCTCTTACTCTATATCAGGAGGCAGGATAGATTCAATTGATTTTAGGTACATGGACGAAGACGGTATACCACAAGAAGGCGACATGCCTTATGTAAACCATGGAGTTATGATTATGAAAACTAAACTTAAACTGCATGTACCTACTAAAGATAAGTAAACAAGGAAAAATTGTAGATGACGATGGTATATATGGTATACCAGAATTTAAATCTGTAATAGAAACTAGTGGCTTAGGTACAAAAGGTTTAATGTTTGTTGCATACATAGCAGATTACGACTCTCCTTACCGACACTTTACAGAAGATGAACGATTTAAAGTTGTAGCTAAAGATTTATTTGACAACTACGATTGGAAAGGAGTAAAAAATAAAAAAATCGCTAGCGCGATACTCAAGTATAATGAATTGCAATACGACCCGTTAGACGCTCAGTTAGCAGCGTTTAATGAAAAGATAGATGAGTATACAAGCCTTCTTAACCTTACAAAGATAAACATCGACAATGCTGCTGATATACAGAAAGTAATGATTGGTGTAGAAAAAATACTTGTTACTAGGCAGAAATTATTAGACTCTATTGAAAGACGTGGAGAGCGTTCTAAGATTGCTGGTAATAGAGAACTTAGTTACTTAGAAACTTTACTGAGTCAAAAGAATGTATGATATAAGAAAATACGCTCCTGTTATACATGAAGGTATTCCTGTATTAAACCCAGAAAGCGTAGCTTTTAGAGAGTATTGGGACACACAGATATACCGATGCAAGAATGGTTTTAAACCTAAAGGCATGGACGCTATTACTGGTAAGCATTATTACTATTTAAACTTCTATAAAATTTTAGGTAGTGATGGTGTTAAAGGCAATAGTCGTAAAACTCTTATCTCTCCTTGGTATCGAGACATGGACAAGAACTATTTTGACTTGTTTGATACTTGTAAACAAGAAGAGAAAGGAATGATTGTAATTAAAGCAAGGGATAAAGGCTTTTCTTATATGAACTCTGGCATACTAGCACATGAATATACGTTCTACCCACACAATCATATTGGTGTAGCAGCAGGATTACAGGTAACAGCAACTTCTTTCTTTGATAAAGTAAAGGCTGGGCTTAATAATCAACACTCAAACTTTAGACACTCTACTTTAAAAGAAGGAGACGAGATACTAAGGTCAGGATACAAGATAAAAGACAAGCATGGTAAGTGGGGTGTAGATGGATTTCAATCTGTTATACACTGTAGAACAATGAGTAACCCTGAAGTATATAAGGGTGAACGTTTATCTGTTATGATATTTGAAGAAGCAGGGGAGTTTAAAGAACTACTAAATGCTTATATGTCTTCTAAAGCCTGCTTTATGGATGGTGACGTTCAATACGGTGTTCCTGTTATCGGTGGTACAGGTGGTGATATAGAGGCGGCCTCTAAAGATTTCATGGAAATGTATTATAATGCAGATGCATTTAATTTAGTTCCTATGTTTATACCTGCTTCTATGTGTTATCATGGGTACTTTGACATGTCTACAGGTATATCTGATAACGATAATGCAACTAAAGCACTTAAGGAAAGAAGAGAAAAGCTACAAGAAGCAGGTAATCAAAAAGGTTATAACTTAGAGTTGCAAAATTATCCCTTGTCTGTAGAAGAAGCTTTCTTACAAACTAAAAATGCAAGATTTAATTCTGCGAAACTTAATTCACAACGTAGCGAAATACTAAGTAGTGAAGATTTTAAAGGTCAGATTCAAAATGGTCGTTTAGAATGGGATGGAGAGGGCATGGATGTAAAGTTTATACTTGACAAACAAGGCCCTTATAAAATTTTAGCACACCCTAAAACAGAGCTTAAAGGATTAGACATTGGAGGTATAGATTCTTATGACCAAGACGAAGCGTCGACTTCATCAAAAGGTAGTGCTATAATATTCCGTAGATTTTTTAACATGGAAATCGCTGGAAACTACCCTATTGCTGAATATACAGAGCGTCCAGACACAGCAGAGGAGTTTTGGGATGGGTGTTTAAAATTAGCCGTATATTACAATGCGAAAATGCTAATTGAATTTACACGTATTGGAATCATTGGTCACTTCCAAAGAGCAGGAGGAACAAAGTACTTAAAAGAAAGACCAAAGACTGCACATTCTCCAAAAACTGTAAACAGAAATAGGTATGGTTTACAAATGAATAAGCACACTAAAGCAGTGATGGAGCAATTCATGGAGAATTATATTAATGAGAATTGTGATGATATATGGTTTATAGATTTATTAGACGAACTTAGTGTATACGGTTTGCGTAACACAGATAGGGCTATAGCATTTGGCTTATGTTTAATACATGATATAGACTTGTATGATAAACAAGTTAGAACAGAAAAAGTCGCCGAAGAAGGTATTGGCTTTGTATACTATAGAAGAGAAAACGGAAGATTGATTCCATATAAAAAATAAATAATGAGTAACTTTCCTAAGCAATTTATTACCGATAGCGAAAAAACACAAGAATGGTGTAAAGAAAATTTAGACGCTATTATTAAACAACTCGAACACAGTAACTCTGAAGGTTCTATAAGCGACTATGATAAAGATATAAGTAATTATAGACTTTATAATGGTGATTTAGAATATGACGATTACAGTTATGTTACAGAACAATACAACATGCCATCTCCAGCTACAATGGCTAACTACCCTATTACTAGGAATAAGGTTGATTTGTTATGTAACGAGGACTTAAGTAGACCGTTAGATAAAAGTGTATACGCTGTAAATTTAGATGCAGCATTACGTAAAGAACAGTTTAAGGTATCTTTGATTGCTAAAGAATTACTTGGTAGTATAAACCAAGACGTAGAAAAAGAGTTCGGTATGGAACTGGAAATGGATAACAAAGAGTTTCCTATACCAGATGATATTGACCAATACATGCGTTACCAATACAAGGAAGTTATAGAAGAATCTATTAGCGATGGATTAGATTACTTATCACAAAAATACCAATTTAAACATTTGTTTAGAGAGGGTATGAGAGATTTATTAGTTACAGCTAAAGAGTTCTATAAGGTATACATAAAAGATGGTGACCCTTTTGTTAGAAGGGTAGACCCAAGAACTTTTGTTTTTGATAAATCTATTGATACTGATTTCTTAGACAACGCACAATGGGCTGGTGAAGAAAGATGGCTTACGGTTAATGAAGTGATTGACGAGTATAGAGACCAATTAGACGAAGATGATGTTCGTGAATTAGAAGACATGCGTCAGGCAACTTCTGATAACATAGATAGATGGAACGGTGTATTCAACTGGGTTGAAATAGACCATTCTAAAACAGTAAAGATTAGAGTTATATCTGCTGAATGGAAATCTATAAAGTCACTTAGATTTAAAATATCAGAAAATAAATTTAATCCTGAACAACCATTTAAAAAAGCTGTCGGTGATAAATACAAAAAACGTAAAGGAGAAACCATCGAAACAAAATGTGTCGATGATATATGGGAAGGTACACAGATTGCTGGTAAAATATTGGTTAATTGTCGTAGACGTCCTAATCAAATTAGGTCTGTTGACGATGCTGGTAGCACATCTTTATCTTACGTAGGTGTAGTATACAACCATACAACAGGTAAGCCTACTAGTTTAGTAGATATATTAAGGCACACTCAAATGCTATACAATATTGTTATGTATCATATTGAATTAGCTTTAGCTCGTTCTGGTGGTAAAGCAGTTGTATACGATGTGTCGCAAATGCCTTCTAACATTGGTATGGACATGCAAGAGGTTATGTACCACTTAAAAAACGATGGTATCATACCAATCAACTCAAGAGATGAAGGTGGAGATAGTGCATCGTTTAATCAATTTCAACAAGTAGATTTTACGTTGTCACAATCTGTGCAACAACTTATTAATCTTAAAATGATGTTAGAACAAACTGCTGGGCAAATTTCTGGTGTATCACCTCAAAGAGAAGGTTCAGTTGAGCAATATGAATACGTTGGTAATGTTCAAAGGTCAGTATCTCAGTCTTCTGTATCTACAGGTAACTGGTTCTTTGTACATAATGAAGTGAAAAAGAAAGTATTTACTAAACTTGCTAACTTAATGAAGATAGCTTGGGCAGGTGGTAAAAAGGCAGCTTACATCTTAGGAGACTCTGGTTATAAGATGCTAAATATTATGCCTGATGTTTCTTTAAACGATTATGGTATATTCTTAGGTGATTCTGGTAAAGACGATGCATTAAAACAATCTGTTGTACAAATGTCACAAGCTGCTTTACAATCAGGCTCTATTACTTTGCTTGATACCTTGAAGGTGATGAAGGCAGATACAATGACGGAAGCACAAGTTGTATTAGAGCAAGGTATTGATGCTATGAGAAAGCAACAACAACAAGCTCAAGAACAAGCAATGCAACAACAACAAGCTGCTGCAGAAGCTCAAGCTCAACAAACACAAGCAGAAGGTCAGTTGAGACAAATGGATAATGAAGCTAAAATTAAAGTTGCTCAAATAAACGCAGAGGCTAGGGTTGCAGCCCAAGAAATTGCATCTGATGCGCACAGAGATATTGACGATACAAGAGAGAAAAACAAACTTAATCTTGAAAAAATCAAAGCTGATTTAAATGCGCAACAAAAAGATAAAGACGCTGAACATAGCATGAATATGGAGTCCAAAAAAAATGTGCAAAAAAAATAATATCTTTGTTAACAGAAAAAGCAAAATAAAATGGCAGAAGAAAGCAAATTAGTAGAAGAAGTAATTGCTTCTACAGAAGAAACAAAGCAAGAAGGATTTGACCCAACTTCTTTTTTAGGTGGCGAAAGCCAACCTTCACAAGATGTGTCTAGCCAACCAGTTGAAACTGAGGCAGTTCAAGAAAGTGTCGAGAAAGAATTAGACATGGATGATTTTTCTTGGGATTCTATTGAAGCTAAAAAGGAAGAAGTAGAAGAAGAGCCAGTAGAAGAAATT